CATTACTTCTCGCCTACTTTCATTTCCTGAATATCATGTTCTGCTTCATTCATCCGTCCTTCTAATAAAAAAGTACGTTCAACAATATGATTATGCTTTTCAACTTTTTTCTCCAATTGTTCAATTCGATAAATGGTTAGTTTGTTTGAAAAAACAATACCTGCAAACGTACCAACTAACGTTCCTGAAATACTTAAAGCAGAAATAATCGTATCAATACTCATAGTTCACCAACTTTCCAACAAAAAAAGCGCACTCTTTGGAGTGCACTTCTATACTAATTATTCTGTATTTTATTCGGATTGATTGTATCTGTCTCTACTATAGGTACCTCTAATGATTTTAACTTTTTAAACCTTTCAGCATCATTAACACCATAAATCTGGTACATAATTCCAGATTTATTTAATTTTTCAATTACTTGGTTTGTTGCTAAGTCATTTGATACTGACAGCAAAGCTTTATTGTATTGTTTAACTTGTTGTATATCATCATCAATGTTATTTTTTGAATCATATAACCATGAAACCGTACAATCAGGATGATTCTTTACTACCTTATCTCTAATTTTTTTATTTGTAAGGACAAAAAAAGAACGATCATATACATTGTATTTTTTTAATGTATTTACAATTGATCCAACAAATTTATCGTCATTCCAATCTCCCTTTGATCCATCCACATTAACAATTAATTTGTCTTTACTTATTTCTTTAATTGCTTCGTCAAAAGTTGGTATATTAACTTTTTTATCTTTATATTTTGGATAATTTGAAGTATCTATCGACAATTCTTTAAGCTGTTTGATTGTAAACCTTTCTGGTTGTCCTTCTCCGTTTGTTGTCCTATCAAGAGTGTCATCGTGCATCAAGAAATTCACTCCATCTTTACTAGTTCTTACATCAACTTCTACTGCATTATAGCCAAGTGACTTTGCTTCTCTCATAGCTTCAACTGTATTCTCAGGAGCAACTATATGTGCACCTCTATGGGCTACTAGGTAAGTTTCTTTATGGTTCAATAAGCTACTGGATGAGTAAACACATCCAGTTAAAACAATGGAAAACATAATTAATATCTTTGATATTTTTCTCACTTTCGGAATCACCTCAAAAATAAGTATATCAAATTAAAAAGACACAAAAAAGACTAGGGTAATAATATATCGGTTTCTATCATAGGTGTTTTCTTTATAAGAAGGTGATCTAAATCTGTTTTAGTGTTCACATTGTATATTTGATAATAAATATTTGTATTTCTCAGTTTTTCTAAAATATCATCTGTAACTATATTTAAAGGAATAGAGAGTAATGCTTTATGGTAACTTTTTACTTCTGTTATAGCATTATCAATTCTGCTAGAATCCGTTAATAACCAAGATAAAGCAGCGTCTGGATAACTCTGATTAAACGCATATCTTTGGGATGTATTCGAAATAACAAAAAATGTATTTTGATACATTTCATATTTTTTTAGAATATTAATCATTTTCTTAGTAATTACTGTATTTGAAAAGTCTATCTTTGATCCATCCACATTCAGTATTACATTTCCTGTGGAAATTATTTTTACAGACTCTTCAAATGTAGGCACCCTTAATATCTTGTTTTTATATTCTGGATAATTTGAAGTGTCAATTTCCAATTGACGAATTTGTTCCGAATTCATATTAGCAATATATCCATTTCCATTTGTCGTTCTATCGACAGTATCATCATGCATAATAAATAATTCGCCGTCAGAACTCGCTCGTGGATCTAACTCAATTGCTCCATATTTTAAATCAATTGCTATTTTATATGCCTCTATAGTATTTTCAGGAGCAAAATTATGTGCACCTCTATGGGCTGACAGTCGTAAATTTTCAACCATCAGCCAGTCGGGAAAGGGTCATCAGTATACCACCGCCCCGACACATAATGGTTCCCCGATGAATTTCCACCCACTCTTAGTAAATTTGTTCCTTGCCGTTCAACAAACGCACCTGCTACATACGATGTTGGATTAGCTGCTTTTTGTATACTTAAAGGTACATTCCAAGAAGTATCATCAAAATCAGTACTTAATCTAAATCCTATAGGAAGTTCGTGAACATTAACAATGTCTGTAGCTCTTTTTAATTTAAATCTACCATAAAATTCTACGATATCTCCGATGCGCCTATATCTCCAACTTGCTTCACTAAGCTCCTCTTTGGCTGTCAAAGTAACGTCTTCAGTACCATAGCTAGCCACCGCAACTTTCGTTCTGTCTTGGTAATAAACATCCAATGATTTTGGTGTAACTAACTTGTTTAAATCTGTTCCAGCTATTACTTCTGCATCTGTAGCAATCCGTTTTGTAATCATTTGAGATGTTCTTTGCGGCGTCATAAATTTATTTGATACTTCACCCGTTTCTGCTTCTGTTTGAGTCGCAGTGCTAAAATTATCAACATTTCCAAGACCTATTATTTCTTTGGTCAGTTCTGTTTTTTTAGCATAAGTTTCTTCTGCAGTTGTTTTATTTACAAAAGTTCCGTCTGCTACTTCAACAGAGTATGCACCAACTTGTTCAGCAGTGACATTATGAGGATTCGCTTTATTATTCGTATGAGCTGCTAAATCAGTCTCATTAGCTTTCAATGCTAAATCATCCTCATTAGCAAACCCTGATTTGTTTAAAACAGTTAATGGATTCAATGATACCATTAACTGCACTCCAATATAATCTGTATTGATATTAGAGGCGGTCACTCCATTCGAACTATCTGAGTAAGAAAGTACATGAATAAAACCATTAGAATCAATAAAATTACTATCATTGACCTCAGTAGTAAAGTCTGTAAAATTTGCAGCATCCCCCTGAATTTTTGTAGTGTATGAGTCAGTTGATTCAATAAATACCCCAACTTTCAAATTTTTATTGTTTGGGGAACTAGCTTTTGCTCGTGTCGTAACTGAAAAAGAAATAAAATTATCTTTAATAAATTTTACTTTTTCAGAGACACTCATCCCTTCAAAAATCCGGGGAGCTAGTTGTTCAATAGCTTTTACCGTATCGAACTTACTCAATTGTTGAGGAATTACACTCCCTTGGCTCGAACCGACCGAAACACCTTGATCATCACGTCCTACTAACTTGTTATAGTTTTCTTGAGTGATTTCAGCCCAATTTGCCGTCGGTTTTTTTAAACTTGTAGCTGTATAATCCGTATAAACAGAATGTGGATTTACTTCAATATTACCTGCTACTTTTCCAGCTAAATCCATCATTTTTGGGACATTTACTGGTCCGCTAAATAATTGAATTGCATCTGCATTTGTTAACCGTGTATTAAAATCTGCGGTCAAACGATTTTGTAAAGTACTTTGTCTAATGCCTTGCGTATCAGTACGTGCTTGAACAATTTCCGGATTACTATCTCCAGCTTGTGCAACTAAATCATCAAACTCATTTCTGAGAGAATCAAATTCTTGTTTATTTTGGTTTGCTCTCCCAATTGCTTGATTAGAATTTTCTACTGCTGTTTTTGAGTCAGCAATCGCTTGATCTGCTTTTTTATTTGCTTCGGTTCCTGCCGCTTCAGCAATTGATTTTGCTTCATTACCAGCATCTGTCGCTATTTTCTTAGCATCATTTGCAGCCGTAGAAGCAGTTTGCTTAGCTTCTGCTCCAGCTGTCCCCGCAATTGATTTTGCTTCATTACCAGCATCTGTTGCTATTTTTTTAGCATCTTTAATTCCTTGCGTTAGATCAATTTCAAATTGATCTACTTTGGAGGATGAGTTATTTGCTAAATCAATGGCTTCGTTAATCTTAATGCGACCTTTATTAAGGGTATCTGTTTCTTGGATATGTTCAACAGCCATTTTAATCACCTACTTCTTCGAAAATTGATTCAATTGCCACCTTTTGTTCAATTCTTTCACCTAATAGAATAAAAGAACTATCTAGATTATTAGTTAGTTCTTTATAAATATCAGAAATATTTTGATTCACTTCTGCTGTAAATTCTTCACCGTTAATTTTCTTTACTTTAATTACCATTAAAATTGACCTCCTAATTGTGATTGAATAAAGACACGACATGTAACTTGTGCTTCAATACGTGCTAATTTATTAGGTTTAATTTGTATCTTGTGACTTCCGCGTTGAATTTTTCCACTACTTGTTTTTTTCAAATAATCGACTAAGTTAAGTCTATTCTGACTTGTTTCATGGTGCGGAATCGTCTTACCGTCCACAATGATATCTACACTTGATGCCGAGTCATTTGCTTGGAAAATCCCCCATTCAAGCGGATGAGTATGCTCTGGAAGCACCACATTGTGTTTATGCGATGGAATTTTTACTGTATGTGTATGATTTGGAATATTAACACTATGTGTGTGATTGGGGATATTAACGTTATGAGCATGACTTGGTATAGAAACATTATGCGTGTGTGCCGGTACATTGATTGTAAAATTATGCGAATGATTTGGAATACTTACAGTATGAGTATGGTTGGTAGAAGCTTCTGCTGTATATATTTTTCCTGCTGATCCTTCCATTTGTAAAAGGCTACTACCATAAGCTTTATATCTTGTCGTTTGAATAGGTCCCGAGCCATTTACAGATTCAAACATCATGTGCCTGTGTGTACCATTAGCACTAGATGTTTGAGTCGACCCGCCACCTACACTTGTTGAAGAACCTTGATAAGAACCACCACCAGAACCAGAAGTAGTTACTCCGCCACCACCTGCTGTAGTAGATTGAACTGAACCTCCACCTGAACTACTTGTTTGGCGACTGCCACCACCTGCCGAACTTGTTTGTGTCGATTGTCCACCCGCTTCGCTAGTTATCGTTTTAGCGCCGCCGCCTTTTACCGCTTTTGTATAACCTCGGTAACGTTTTGTTTTGAAAGTTAATTCGACAGTATTCACATGAAAAACATCATCATCTAGATAGAACTCAATCTCTGCAGGATAAGAAGATTCGCAATTGTCCTGATATGAATAGTTCAAAATATTCGTTGCTCCTTGACTGTAGGTTTCATTTATTTGCTGCCTACGACTAAGATCGGACATGGTGGTGTTGATATCATCTTTCAAATTTCCTAGTTCCAATTGGATAGATTGGGGAGCACCAAAAACATCCGATTTACTTTCTTTTTTTATTCTCAAATTAAATGATCCATATTCATTTGTATTGATCATTACGACTGTGCCTTGTCGTAATTTATCGATTTCTAAAGGTGTATCTGTCAATTTAATTAAATCAGCAGCAGAAACTTTCCATGATACTTTGGGAATGGACCATTTTTTTAGCATGCTAATCGCATTGTCTTTCAATGCTTGAGCAATCGTAAAACGCTGATCTACCCAAACGTACTCAATCAACCCGTATTTTTTGATTGATTCAGCATCTTCAACGTAAGGAACATTATTATTGACTGATTTGATGTTTAATTGATTGACTCCTTCTCCGGCACCTAGTGGATATACTCGATTGACTAAATTGTTCGGATCGGTCTCAATTTCAAAACCTTCCATATTGTAGCCTTCTTGTATGCGACAAACAGGATCTGTTGATGGCTTTACAAGAGATAACTCAAATGGATAAACTTGTGTGTTCCATGACCACATATAGTCCTCATCAAAGGCCTTTGGTATAGAAAACAATGCATCAGCCAATCCATTTTCATTTTCCCATGCATAGCTGAAATAACGAGTGAACTCACATTTTTTTAGAATCCAATGTTTTGTTTTCTGCTGATTCAGTACATAGTTAATCACATCAGTAGTTGTTCTGTTGACTAAATCATGGTAACCAAAAAGGACACTATCAAGTAGCGTCCCTATGACATGCATTGCAGTATATTTGATAGAATAATTAGTTGGATCTTTTTGGATAGTTGATGGCATAATACGATATAAACCAATGTATTCATTTTCGTTGTCTGTTAATTCTACATACTGCAATGCTTGTATCATAGAATTTTTTGTGTCATAAAGCGGCATTGTAAATTCAATTGATCCAATCTCATTTTCTATTTTTTCATAACTCACATCATGAGCATTCTCTAAGATTGCTGTATACTCACGACTAAGATTCATTGTCATTAACAAGTAATCAGCCTCCTATAAGTAACGGTTTGAATATTTGATGGTCAACTCGAAATCTCCATCTTTTCCAGAAACATATAATGGTTCATTGGGATAAATATAGAAGTCATTCATCGGCCGAATCATTGGTTTTCCATCTTTTACTATATTAAAAGTCTGTGTGTCAACTTCGATAATTGAATTATCAAAATCTCCCAAATCAATAGTATCTTTACGCGTTCTAATTTGAATTCCTCTTCCCATACCTTCAACTACAATAGTTGGTTTAACTTTCAACCCCTCCACTGTAGGATAGATCTCGTAAGGTTGAACATCCTTCCCATCATCCCCCATCAGATAGCCCTGGTGCTGCCATGTGATAATATCAGATCCCCAGTAAGCGCCGCCTTCAAAAACAATTGGCATCAAGACAGCACCCGATCCGGTATTTCCTAATAAATAATTCGATTGAAAAGTAATTGTTTTTGATCCCCACGTTACACTTGTAGCATCTGAATTCGTATATTTGTAAGGATCACCACATATAATGGTAAAACTACCTGTCGCCCAATAATAAGCAGAATTAACTTCATCAATACTTGCTTTGGTCCCTTTGAAAATCATTTCGGGTTCATCATTGAACCATATAGAAACCTCATTCTCAGTAAACAATGCTACGTTTAATTTATTGAACTTATCTCTGAACGAAGATGGATCTTCTGCTTTCAAATAGTACTTAATCACTAGTTTTCTTGAAGGAATACGATTATAAATATGACGTTCGCCATCACGAATACCTAGTTGTGCATATTCATTGGTCGTTTCAAAAAGTTCTCGTCCTTCAACATCTAAGGTCTGATAACCTGGAATCAAGTCTTCTAAAAAAGAGCCATTGATATTCATGGCTCTTTTAGGAAGTTTTTTATTGTTGATTGTCATGCAAAGACACCTCGAATCCCTTTGCTGATATTTTTCTTTTGCTGCAATTTGAATAGTTCTTCAGCAATTTTTTCAATATCAGATTCTTCTCGCACGTTGAAAATAGCTCCTTCAAAAAGTCCTCGATTATAAATAGATGTTTCTGTTTGAGGCAATGTTTCACTAGCCATTTTCTTCGTAGCAACATTTTGAGCACTGACTATCGCTGTTGCATTGCTCAATTGTGGATTCCAAGAATCATCGGTGAGTAAACTTGTATCTACCCCATTTGAAATAATGTCTTGTATTTCGTCCGCCACTGATGTGACTTTCTTTTTAACATTTGCAAACTGACTAGTCAATCCATCATTTAAGCCATCCATAATAGCATTCCCGGCAGGAATCAATAATTTCTTATCATAACTAATAGGACCTTTATGCTCTTTAATCCATTCAGCTATTCCGCCAACGAAATTCTTCACATTTTCAAAACCAGATTTCAAGCCATCCAAGAAACCATCAATAATAGCACTACCAGCCTGCATCAAAGAATCCGGGACAAATACACCAATTATTGCGTCAAGTAGGTTTAATGCTGCATTCCGAATATCATCTTGCCTATTTCGGATATTGTCTGCAAATCCATTGATCATAGCAATAGCAGCATCCATCAATCTTCCTTGTGCTTGCACAACTCCACGTACCATGGCATCAACTAAATCCATCGCTGCATTTACGATATCCGGAATTCTGTTGGCAATTCCTTCTAAGAACTTGATAATCAAATTAGCTGCGGCATTGATGATTTGCCCTAAATTATTGGCAATTCCATTAACAAAATTCGCAACCAAGGTAGCAGCTGCACTAATGATATCTGGCATTCGAGTGGCTAACGTATTTGTAAAATTAACCATTAAATTTACCGCAGTGTTGACGATTGTCGGCATATTTTGGGCGATTACTTGAGCAAAATTCAAAATGATATTTAACGCTTGTTGTGATACTTGACTAATATTATTGGCAATTCCTTGCATGAAGGTAAGCAGAAGATTCATTCCAGCTTGTAGTATTTCTGGTAAATGAGAATTGAGTGCAGTCAACCAAGTCACAATCAATACTGCTGTATTTGCAACTAACGAAGGAATTTGAAGTGTGATTCCTTGTAGTAACGCATTGATCAGAGCTGCACCCGCTGCGACTATTTGTAAAGCAGAGGCAGTTAATGCCCCGATAAATGCCACAATAATTGTCGTAGCAGACATAGCTATTGTGGGAATAAGTAGCAACACGGCTCCTGTAAATGCTGTGATCAGTTGTGCTGCCGCTAAAGTTAGCTGCGGTAATCCTTGTGCCAGGCCTGCCATAAAACTGGCAATCACTTTCAATCCTCCGGAAACAATTCCTGGCAACGCTGCTGCGATTGCTGTTAAAATTCCCTCTAGAGCAGTACCAAATGTTGAACCGAGCTTGGGAGCATTTTGCGACATACTTGAAGCTAGTTCTTCAAAGGATTGGGAAATCTTACTCATTCCGCCTTTTATCCCTTTGTTTTGAAATGCATCAGCAATCATACCAACTACTTTCAGAACTAGCCCAGCTGGTCCTAGCAATGCACTAAAAGCCATTTGAAGAATTTTTAAACCAGCTGTTGGTAAATCAACTTTTGATTTTAGGTTTGAAAAAGTATCCCCTAATTCATCGAATCCTTTAAATGAGCTCGTAATCTTTTTCCCAATATCCTGAAATGGCTCTAAAGCTGATCCTAATAAATGTCCGATTCCTTCTTTTACATATGGAATGGCCGCTTTAATAAATGTGACAATCGCTCCAGGAAGAGCCTTTAAAATATTGCCGACCATCGGAATAAAGTTTCCAAAAAGAAAAGTTGAAGTTGTTTCTGCTAATTGATTTAGTGCTGGTTTTATATCTTGCCCAAGCGCCATTTTACCTAAAACATTAGAAAGAGAGGCTTTCATCGCTGCAAAAGATCCACTAAATGTTTCAGCGGCTTCTTTTGCCGTCGTACCAGTAATATCTAGATTTTCTTGAATAGCATGAATCGCATTATAAACATCGCTTAGATTATTTATGTCATATTTAACGCCTGTGAGTTTTTCGGCATCGGATAACAGTCGTTGCATCTCTTCCTTTGTACCGCCATAACCTAGCTTCAAGTTGTCTAACATGGTGTAATTCTGCTTAGCAAATCCTTGATAAGCATTTTGAATATCGCTCATACTTGTACCCATTTTATTGGCGTTATCAGACATGTCAATCATGGCCATATTTGCGACATCAGCGGCTTTCTCAGTATCTCCACCAACCGATTGTAATAGGCTAGCACTAAAGCTAGTCACATTTTCCATATAGGCATTAGCAGACAAACCAGATGTTTTATAGGCTTCATCTGCATACTTCTTCACTTTATCTGCACTACCCTTAAACAGTGTTTCAATACCGCCAAGTGATTGCTGGAGATCAGCGCCTTCTGTGAGAGATATTGAGAAAGCTTTGCCAATGGCGGCGGTGGCAATGACACCTTTCACAATGGATACAAACTTACTTCCTAACGTGTTACCAGCACTTATACCAGCTGATGATGCTTCGGGATCAAGTTGGCTTTTAATCGCTCCGCTAATTCCTTTGGCTGATGGAATAATTTGTACATATGCTTGCCCTAGTTCTGTTGCCATTGCCCTTCACCTCCATATTCAATCTGTTCAATTAATTCTTTTCTTCTTTGTTCAAAATCCTCGCTAGAATCGAATAAAGATGTATCAGCTTGTTTTGTTTTTCTAGGGCTGATATCCAATTCATCAGAAACTGCTTTCGGCATATTTTTGCCCTTCTCTGCATCTTTTGTTTTACTCCAGAGCAATAGGTTCAATCGATCATAGATCCCCGCTAAAAGCATGGTTTCAAAAGAAACTATTTGATTACTCATTTTCAACTTAATTCTAGAGTCCTCTTTTAAACCACAAGAAAAAACAGCCACCATACGTACTGGTAGCTGTTTGTATTCATAAATTTGATAAGTCTCTGCTAAGTCACAAATCAAAGCTTCTTCATCTAAATTGATCATTCTAGCAAGGACTAAGAGTTTTTTGTGTTTGAATGACTTTCAAAAATTTCAGTAATTTCTTTCGACATTTTCTCAGCTGGTACAAACCCATCTTCTGTACGTAAATGATCTTTTAAAGCATCAGTCTGTTTTTTACCTAAAAGCATAATAACTACCTTAGAGAGAGCCAAAGGATTTGTCTCTAACTCACCGATAGCTTCTAACAGTTCATAGTTATCTAAGCGTTCTTTCGAAATTTTGTACTCGAAGCCTGATTTAGTTTTTCCCTTCATTATTTTGCAACTCCTCCATTTGATATCTTAGTTGGATTGGTAGGTTTTTGAATATATTCAATATGAGTATCCCCATTTTCATCTGGCATAGCAGTTAAAGTCGTTTCATATCCAATTGCATCCTCATCAGCATAACTAATTTCTCCAATCTCTGAAACTGTCGCATTTGGAATAACAATACGTTTCAAAACACCAGCTTTTAACACCATATCTATAACTAAACAATGCGCTTCTAATAGCGTAGCGTTAGCTTTAATCGTAATCATTGTATCTAAACTGCCAGATACGTTATTTGGACCATATACTTCTTTCAATACTTCTACATTTAACGCTTCAATCAACGTATAACCAAAAGTATCAGCTTTTTCATTTTGTACAACATCGACCGTATCGCCGCCCCAAGCTTTGATTGTGTCTGTTTCAGGTGTATTGTTGTTTGTTAATCCATCTTCTGATATATAACCCAAACTTTTAAAAGCATCGTTTAATTCGGTTACTGCATCAGTCGGCAAAGTTGTCCCTAATGGTGCCGAATAAATTGCTCCACCGATCTTTGGTTTTGCGGTTGATACATTTTCTGTTTTTGACATCTGATTCCCTCCTAATAATGGTTGATATCAAATACTGCTTGATATCGATATTCTTTAGTTGTCGTATCTGTAAAATTGTAGTCACTGTTTAATTGAACATTGCTAATCTCATCAAGTTCAATCATATTTTCAACTACTTCTTTCAGTTTTTCATTTAGTTTCGCAGCATCGTACATCGATTCCGCATAACTTTGAAAAGCAAAGGTGGACGATGAAAGATAATTACGTTTTGAGCTTCCTGTTTTTTCAAACAGAATATAACTATCTGGCATCTTCCCGCTTTGTTCTAAAAAAGACGATACAGATAAATGACTATCGAGATATTGCTTAATAACGATCTCAATCATTTAACGCACCGCCTTCAATAAGGTATTATTTTTCATATTGTCTCTTTTGGCTTTATAGGAGTCAGCATAGACCATCGCATTTGCACGAGTTTTCCCGACATAGACATCTTGTGCGTATCCTTCTCCCGCGCGATTCTTAATGGCTGTTGCCTTTTCAGTCAATACACCTTGCATTTCAGCCGATTTCAATAATTGACCGACTCCGGAATAATTGAGCTTGAATTTATTTTTAGCCATAACGCTCCACCATCACTTTCTTATTCCAATCAAGCGGAATGAGTTCTTCAATCCCTTCGAGTGGTATTCCAAATACACGCCATCGTTGGCCAAAGAATTTGACCTCCTTATCTTCCCAATCGTGTGTATCACTTTTAGGAATAGCCAACGTATATACAGCTTTTTTACCGGTCAGCGTCAATTGATTCACAATATCATCAGACGATGCAGGGCTTATCAGAACATTTTCAATTTCGATTTCTTTATCTTCAAAAATAGGATTTCCGAATGGATCTTTTCCTGTTTGGATTTTATCGACAAGAATAACGGTAATTCCTTTAATCTTGGCCATAAAAATCAATCACCCCATAACGTTGACGACGTAGCCCTAGACGACTTAATTCAGTATTCTTGATAAACAATCCACCACCAGGAACAAGATAAGAACCAGACCAGGAATAGCCCAATGCACTTTCTGTTGTTTGAGTCATTGGCTCCTGATCAGTTGATGTCATAAGTGTTCGTGCAACGATGTCAACCGTCACTGACTTCACCACATTGGTGAAATAAGGTGGCTTTTCATCGATCATCTTGTCTAAGTCTTTACCCACTCGTCCGGCTTCTTCACGTAACGAGTCAGAAACAATAATAAGTAGTTGCTTAGCACGTTCGGTTTCATCAGGCTTTAATTTACGCCATAGATTTTCTAAATTCTCAATCGTTGCAAAAGGCTGCATTTAATCACTTCCCTTGCGACATCATTAAGTCATACAACTCTTGTTTCTTAGCAGTGGCACTGTACTTGATACCAAAAGCATCTAGTTCTTGCTTGATTTGAGGAACAGTGATTGAGTCAAAAGCTGGATCGCCGGTTTTGTCTTCTTCGACTTGCTTTTCAGCAACTTCAGTCACCTTGTCTTCTGGTGGATCTTGCTTTTCTTGTTTTTCTATTTCTCTTTTAGACTGTTCTGTCTTTTTGTTATCTTCAACAAGAACCCAATCGCCACCAGAAATGACACAAGGGCTACTAAATGTAACCCCTGTTTTTTTATTTTTATAAATCATTTTATTATCCTCCTGTTTTAATTACTCGCGCAAATCTATTGCCATCCATAATCCCCCAACCTAAATAAGTTTCAGAACGTAAGTAAACTTGGTTATAATTTTTCAAGTCTTTTCCACTACCGTCAGGATCCCCATATTTGATAACTTCCAACGGGATTTCTTTCGCATATCCCCATTGGAACATAGAAGAAAAATCACCAATTATCACTAAATCATTTTTTCCATTTGATACAGTTCGATTAATATCAGTAGGAATTCCCCGAACTGCTCCCGGATTAGCACCCCATGCAAGTTCTGGGAATTGTTTAACGCTATTTACTTTATAAGCCGCTAAAGCAGATGAAAATTGAGGGTCCATTGCCATACCAGAGATTACGCCTTCTGAACCTTGAATTAATGAAGCAGCTGCTTCAATATTTGCATCTGGATCTGCAGCATTAAAATCAACCGTTTGAGTTACTTTGCTATCAAAATGATTGTCGCCAATAATAGCTGATGCCGTACCGGAACGAGGATTAATTCCATGAAATGCCATTAAATCTAGTCCGCGTGCCAGCTTGCGAGCGTACCCATCATTGAATGCTTTGACAATATCAATTTGTTCTTTTTCTGAAGCATAAATAAATTCATCAGAAATACGAGCACCGTATTCAACTTTGATAGGTACAATTGTCAATGGTGCAACTGAAACACCACCATGGCTTTTTTGTCCATTTTCTGCCACGATATCAATTTCAGAATCCATCGTAAAAGTAAATTCTTTTTGACCATTAAATGGGATTGGTTTTTGTTGTGATAGCGTGACTAATGAGCTCTTTCCTTTTACTTTGTTGATTAAGTCTGATACTAATTCTGGATCAAATAAACTTCCTTTTGATAAAGTTGCCATAATATTATTCTCCCTCTAAATTAAGATTTTCAATTAAATTTTTGTATGATGCATCTTTTTCTTCTCCTAAAGGTGGCTCTTGATTTTTCAAAGGCGGCGGTGTTTGTTGCTTTTTGCCTACGAATCCAGCCAAACGTTCTGCATCAGCTTTGATACTTTCTTCGTCATCTCCAACCAAGCGATCTGCTAAATCAATAGGTAATCCGTTTTGCAATGCGATTCTAGTTCGCAAACTTGCTGTTTCATATTCAGCAATTTTTTTATTTAGATCAGCCACTGTTTGCTCATGAGTCTTTGTAGCAGCGTTTGTTTCTTCGATGGTTGATTTCAAAGTACCGATTTCATTTTCTAATTCCGCATTGCGTGTCTTAATTGCATCGTAATCTGAAAATTTCTCTTTCTCCCGATTCAATCGCTCCTGGATAATTCGGTCCAGTTCCTCTTGTGTTTCAATTATTTTAAATGTCATGATAAAAATCCTTTCTCCTGCTTGCCCGGCAGTTCGGTAATTTTGTGTATTAAAAAAACGACTATCAAAATTGATAATCGTTTAATACCTAATTTGTTGTTTTTTCTTAGGTTTGCTGTTACTACAACCCCAATGTGCTAAAAGTGCACTATCCATAAGACTGATATCCATATCTTCAAATTGCGATTTATAACCAAACCCGCCGTTTGAACCAATGTTTCTTTTCTCACTGTTCGTAACGACTTGTGTCAACGATGGTTGATCACAGTGGCAGATTACTTTTTGAAAAATCCCCTGCTCCCAAAGTGAATTGGCAGTGATGATTTCTGATACTTTTGGTAAAATGGGCTCTTTTAGTTTGAAATCCTTCATTTCTTCAGCAAGGATATTTTGACTACCTGCTCCATCTATCACCACTTTTTCTACATTGGCTTTTTTAAGAAAATTGATGATCCATTGATTTCCATTTCTGACTGATTGACAGTCGATAGCTTCAACGAATATTTTTCCGGACAAAGTCCGAACAGCAATACTCATCGCAACATTCGCTCCATCGTTTCCGTATTTAATTCCAACATATAACGGACCTTTCAGTACAGGCAAAGCATTTACTTTTAGTGCTTGCCAATCTGTTTCTGATATTGCAGATTTCTGATTGTATTTTGGCCAGTATCCGAGACGCTGAACATTGTGGTCCAATTCATCTTCACCAAGTTCGGCTTCGATTTTTCGTTCATTCAAATGATAACCCATCGATGGATTAGAATTGTACCAGGCTTCTACGTCATGAATATCTTTGATTTCATCAACCGACCATTCCGCCCATCCTGAATACTTTGATTTCCCAAATAGCGTATTCTCACGATAATTAGTGAATACTGTACCACTAGAAACTGGCGTTGGCGGTGTTCCACACATGATCGTTAAAGGGTTATCGCTATCCGTAACAGTATATTTCAAAGCTGACTCTTGTTCAGTGGTATATTCTTGGGCTTCGTCAATAACCAGACAATCAAATCCTTCACCAAGACCACCGCTAGATGTTCTGGTACGAAATTGAATCACACCGCCTGTTTCATATAACTCTAGTCGCTCCTGTCCTTTAGCTTTAATTGAATTGAAATCTGTACCTTCAACATAACCGCATTCTTGAAGATATTTTTTTAGTTTTTCAAATGAAGAATGAGACGTGCTGATTCGATGTGCCGTGTGCAAGACGTTTAGTCCATTTTCCAACGCCCATATTTCGACATCGTAAACAATTTCCGTTTTACCATTCCGACGAGGTATAGAAAATCCAAATTTTTGGTGAACCCATAATCCATCATCATCAATAGCCATGATCGCCTTTAGCATGTTTACTTGCCATTCGTAACATTTACGGCCTGTCCGCTGATAATAATCAATCGCTTCTTGATATAGAGATTTGTCATATGGCAATATTACCGATTGAGTAGGATGCTGATTACCAAGTCGTGCTTTAGTAGTCATAAATATCCCCCTTCAATCTCAATCATGCTTGATAACCCTGTCGCTGGGATGATATTAAATAGCTATCTCATGCTTGAACAGGCAAAAGCATTTACCAAAAATATTTATTTGGAACCATGCCACTGCTTTACGACTTCCATTTTCATTTTTATATTTTGTAATGTAATGATGCATGTTTACTCCTCCTATTTTTCTAATGCAAAACCCGAAATATTTACTTGATTAAACACAGCGCTTCTTTTTACTTGTGTTGAAACTCCAAAATAATCGAATTTCAATTCACTATCATTGTTTTCAAGATTTGTAACTTTTTCAAACTTCAATGTTTCACCCTTTAATAACCAAATAATTAATGTTTTTTCTTTTTCCATTTTCACTTTTCCTTTCTCAAATTCAATGTTTTTCGTGCATTGATTTTCTCTTCTTTTTTTGCATCAGTCCAAGTTTTGGACCACACATCCTGTTTACGTCCATTACCTGGATTATAATCAACCATACATCGACATCTTTCATGTCTTTGATAAACTTCTTTAGGCACTTCATAGTATCCATAAGTTCCTGCCAAACGTCTGCACCACTCACAAGCATGCCCTGAAACTCTACGAATAATTTGGGGTTGTAGACCTGCTTTTGCATGAAACTCCGCATTGGCTTTGATTCCATCATCAACAATACTTTGACTAAAATTTATAATCGGATCATCTAAAAGCCATTTGATTGATTCAAAATCTTCTTCGCTTGAAACTCGATTGACTATTCCATCAATACGATCTTGATTAAATTCTGGAATTTGTCCTTTTAATCTTAGATTTGCAGTACGATTCAATTCTGTTTGTACATCTACGATAAAATTAGAAATCAAATCGTAATTTTTTTTCATTGTTGAATTTAAAATTCTATCAGCAATATTGAAGTACATTTTTCCATCTGGAAGAACTTCGGCAGTGATTTTAGTTCTTAACACATCAGATAAAATTTCGCCTATTTCTATTGCAAAATTGTTCGCATCCAAATAGGTAGCTTTTTTATTTTGCAGCAAGAGGAAAGCTTTTTTTAATTTTTTACTGTTATAAGTTCGCTTATCAAATTCATTTTGGATTTCTTCGAGTAAAGCTGGCACAATATCGTTATCCATTTGTTTCAGCTCCTTTAATACCCGTTAGGTCCCGCATGACTTCACTATTAACGTACCCAGGCATTGCTTGATTTAACTTAATAGCTCCGTCACCAATCAATGATAAAGCACTTGCATCAGCTTCGAATAATGGTTCCCATTTCGGTATAGTTTTGTTGAACTGATAACGATGATATGGATAATCATCTCGTAAACATGCAGCTGTATACGCCACATTTAATAAACCAGACCCAAGGGAACGTTGTGCTTTTCGTCCTGCGAGTCGCAAATTTTCATGACTTGCTTTAATTGCCTCAACACTGGACGGATTGTCAGAAGCAAAGCCTAAGTCATCCATCGTTAGTCCCATTTCTCCAGCAAAGCCAGCAGCTGCTGTTTTCAGTTGTTCGGTGAAAGGTGTCATGCTTGATGTAGTGAATTGCCCAAGCGTTGGTTTTTCACCGCCTTCACCTTTTGTAAATTCAAGCATCGCCGAAACAGTGGCTTTCCAACTATCAAGCGGTTCAGAATCAGGATCTGTACCCACCACATATTTTTGTGGAAACGAATAAAATTCAGCAGTCACATCAGCTCGTTCAAGTGTTCGTTTAGCATAGCGCTGATAATACATGCCTGATCGAGTAATACGAGAACGTCCAAATGGACGAACTGGATCAGGTCGATGAATAATCGGAACCAGTAACGGATGCTGAAAACTATGTTCGATTCGATTATCTTCAATATTGCTATCAGCATAATAATAGTCTGTGTATCCGGGGCCAAAATATGCCTCGATAGTCGGTCTATTGTACTTATCTCTCTCAAGCACCGCATATCCCTCTGTCAACAAACCAGTAATTGAATCGATGACCCCAGTTGCATTGCTAGCCTCTATTACTTGCAATCTCGGTATATCATCTTCCCCTTTTGAGACATAAACAAAAGCGCAAGATGCAATCAAAGCTGAAAGCACTGCACTATCGAAAAACACATCTGGGTTATTGGCTTGAAAAATTTCATTTACTTCAAAATCATCATTAGCAAATTCACGAAAAACTAGACGATCAGCGAGGGCGTCAACGCCTTTTGAACACCAGCCTAAAACAGATCGATATTTTGATCTGATGGCTGGCGGAATTGTAATTCCGATCATCTTGTCATTGTACTTCATAGCATACTGCTTATAACGTGTATCCACACGATTTTTGTGGATGTTTAACTTATTTCGCAAGTATTCAATGCCTTGCAATTCCATTTAATCAACTCCTTTCAAAGTTCGCGCGAGAAAAAATGTACAGTGACTGCGTGAAGTACGAAGCAACCACCGTTGGGGGAGGCATGCCCCCTTTATTCTCTCGCTCACGGCTTTTAAAATTATTTTTAGTATCTTTTTATACCTACTTCTTTTAACCACCGTATAAAGTCCAATCAAGGCTTTTAGGAAGGTTCCTATTTCCAATTACTTTTGGTTCTTCTTTTTTATTATTAAATAGTTTGTCTGACTTCTGTCTGTTACAAGTCCAATGCGCCAGCTGTAAGTTTTCAATCGCTGAAGGATGACCGCCTTTATTTATAGGAATAATATGATCAATAACTGGGCTCATTGGATCAGGAGCTTTCAGATTCTTATTAATTGGTTTTCCACAAATCCCACAAACATTCTCAGTCTTAAGCAGTCTCTTTCTATTCTTGTCAAATGCAACACGGTGAGCGCCTTGTTTATCAGCTCTAAGAGCCATGATACCTTTCCTCCTTTATGTAAATATGTAAAGAAAAAGCCTAGCGTTTGCTAGACTTTGATCGCTTTGTTTTCCCATTTTTTATACGCATCAAAATAGATTTCTGATTTGTCTCCGTTATACGTTAACTCATAATACATACCGTCTGAAACAGTAGTACTTAATAAAGCTTTATTATTTTGTAATTTCTTACAAGTTCAGACCACAAAAACATCATTTGTTGTAATCTGCATTTGATCTGTTTTGTCAAAGTTTTCATTGACATAATCAGCTACTAGTTGTTTACATTTAGCAATAAATTTTTCGTTATTCATTTTGATTCTCTCCTTTCAAAATAAAAAGACCACTCATTGAGCGATCCAATATGTATAAACTACCTCTCAGAACCGAGATGAAATTGTATATCTATTAAACATCCTACAAGACAACCCTTTATCCTGTTCCTATTATTCCGTATCGTATGGTTCATAGCTTCTTAGGTCGCTAAAAATTTTACATGCAGGAACTTATACCTTAAACACAGAATTGATGGCAAGAAACCGAATCTTGCACGATTACCGAAGCATTAATATAGTATGCATGCCCAGTGTAAAAACTTTCTACCTCAGTGACATACCAGTATTGTGAAATTCATAATAAGAGGTGTATAATTTATTCATAAAGGGGTGGGGACCTTTCAATTATAAAAAGCGAGGGATTTTAATGCAATCATTAACTATTAAGAAAGCGACAAAATTTGAAATTGAATTGCCTTTATCAATTTCAAATGAAATGAATGAAATTGGGACTATTAGTCCAGATAACCCAAAAACAATTACCATTGAGTCTAGAGTACTTAAAGTTTATAACGCAACATTTACAGAAACAATCAATGAGAGCATTTTTATACTAAATGATGATGATGAATTACAAGCTTATAATGAATACAAAAAATCTGAGGCATTTAAAATTTATTATGATGCTACAGATAAAGTCTTATATTCTACTGCACCATCTAGCATTTCAAAAAACTTCTTGAAAGCATTAGAAGGTATGCAACCCGATAAAATTCAAATCCATCCTTTTAATTTTGATTTTCAAAAAATTCAAACTAAATTAAACTCAACTAGAGGTATATCCTTTATAACTGAAGATGAAGGGGTACAGAAAAAAAGGTTTACTGGAAATAATGTCGATGCTAACCAAGAAGCTGGCGATGCTCTGAACGATGAAACTGCAACTTTTTTAATAGGAAAAATGGATGTATTAAACAAAGAGAGAACTGTAGGATTCACAAAAGCGGGGGCATTACTCATGTACAGTTCTCTTAAGGATATAACAAATGAAAATCCTTTTTTGAATGTTGCTAGAGCAATCATAAAAATAATTAAGTAACTTTTCCTAATAAAACATAATTCTTAAGGACTCCTTCAACTTTTTCATTGTCTTCAGTAACTATCGTTATTTTGTTGTTTGTTGAATTAAATTTAACTCCATCTACACTGAATTTTAAATTGAACTTAATATCCTGCGGTTGATCATAGGTTTTAATGGTTAACAGATAAAACGGATTTTTATCCATTCTTAACGAAACCGTATAATAGCTCTTTTCTTCGTGCGGTTTCGTTTTGTTGTTATTTACTTGAATTAAATCACAAAAAGTTTCATCTATTACTTTTCTATAAAACTTCCACTGTTTCAAAACATCTCTATGAGATGTTTGAGATTTGAACAAAATAAATAACTTATACCTATTGTCTTGAACTTCGTCATATCTTAAATTAAACTCACTTACAATTAAGTCTTTATCTTCAAATTCTATTATTCTAGACTCTTCCCTTTTTAAATCCTTTCTAATTTTTCCGCTTTTTTTTAAAGAGGCTGTTAAATTTTCTGTTGCACTTAAAATATCCTCTTTAGACTTCAAAATTGTGTTATAGCTAATTTCCCATCCAACCGTTTTTCTGGAATATCTAGCCCTACATCTATTTACCCAGAAAAATATATTATTTGAATTATTATATATATATAAGCCATACCCAAAAGCAAAGGATGCTGTTGAAGCCAGAGTATCGTATATTGAACTTAAATCATTTGATTTAAAACTTGATAATATTTTAATTACTGAATATATTAATGAAACAACAAAAAGTAAGGTGAATATTACATTGCCGAATATTTTAAGCTTATTATTTTTTTTCATAAAAAATGCCACCTCATTTCAATAGAGTAAACTTATATATAGTATAGAATAAAACATAAAGTATACATAGTAAAACAAAAAAATTCTAAAAATGATTTTTTTAGAATTTTTAATTATGTATAACAAACAACAGTATACAAAGAATTTAAAAAGAGAGCGAAATGAAAAATTTTTTCATATCTGATAGCTGTCTATCGAAGCTTAATTACAACGATGAGGGAGATTTCCTCCCTTCAAATTGTTTTTGTCGAAGTCCTGTTTCCTAATCTTTCGACACTATCATAATAAATCATTTACTAGGTAGTTGATTGGTATAAAAAAGGTATAAAAAGGAAAGCATTTGGGTAGTAAATGGGTATAAAAAGTGTAAAAACTGGCTACTTAAAAGCAACCAGTTCTAAGGAAGAAGCAAATTGAATGATGATTTTGTTTGATTCTGCTTTAACAGATTCCTCGCTCGTATTATTTCTTTGGGCAGTTACATAAATCGACATACCGTTGATATAGCGATCGTAGAATATCTTTTTCCGTCTTTCTGTTATATCAGGTTTATGCGGACGCTGAATTGCTGAATAGCCACGAATAAATAATTTGTGCAAGTACTCAAATTCCTCTTGTGCTTCCTCTTTCTCAATCACCATTCGTTCTGCTTCAAATGTATTATTTGCTGTAGAAGGCGGAACCAAGGAGTAAGATGCTGTTACTTTAGGCTCACGAGGTTGCCCTACCCTACATCTAGCTGACAGATATGCTGAAAGGAAAACACTCACGTTGTATTTAGTGCGTTCCATATCCACATCTTTTGTTTCTGGTGTCTCATACTTCTTTACATCGAAAAGTACCATCCATTGATTCCTCCAATTATGATATAATAATTGTGTCAGAATTATTAAGCATAGTCGGAGGAATCCGGCTTTTTTTTTACTTGTATTTGTCTAATTCACCAATTAATGAAAACTCTGTTTTTTGTAACATGTTTTTCATTAATTGGTTTTCTTGTTTCAGATGTTTTAGTTCTGCTTGTTGGCTTACAGTACTTACTAGCAGAATTAAGATGATTCCTGCTGAAATAATATTAATGATCATTATTCTCTTCCTTTACATTGTTAATATTTGATAATGTCGTTCCTATTTTGCAAAATGCTTCTCCAATACTTCGGGCGATTTCCCCTGCTGTTTCCATCACTGCTTTAACAAAAACATCTACTAACTCAATTGCTTGTTCTGCAGAAATACCATATTCTTTTTCAAATTTTGCTTTTGTTACATTCAATTCTTGTTTCTTGAGTTTTGCTACTCTGCGGTGTCTGTTATTCATTCTGAGTCCTCCATTCTGAATAATTCACCTTCCCTTTTAAATAATCGCCCTGCGGCAGAATATTCATTCGGATTTCCAAAAACATCAACAATAACAAATGTGTTCTCGATATAATCAATAGCATCGATTTCAAACCATCTCGGATAACCGACAGAATCATCGTGCATATATACTTCAATTTTCGGTATCATTTTCCGACCTCTCTTTCCTCATGCCAATTGTCTGCAACCAACACTCTTGCTTTCGACTCAGTAGCAACAGGTAGCTTTTGATTGTATTGATCACAAAACTTATTTGCTGCCGATTTTGATTTATATAGCTTTCCATTTCCAACTGGAAACATGTATTGTCCACTAGTTATTGCTACAATGTAGACTTTCATTCGCTATCCTCCATGTATTCGTCTAATATTTCTTTATATTTCTCTACAAATTTAAAACGATCTTGATGAAGTTTCTGACTCCAACCTGTTTGCTTATCGAGCTCACGCATCTGATCAAAGCTCTTTTGAATCTCTTTGTAATAAAACTCGATGTTTGCAGCAGCTTTCCAATGCCTGCTACTTCGCACTCCTGATCCTGTTTCAGCCATTTCCAATTTAACTAATCCAGCTCGTTTTTTTGCTTTTTTATCTTTCTGAATCTTCATCATGATTTTTTTGAGAATGGTGTCACTGTATTGATTAATAAGATCCATTATTCGTTGCCTTTCTTTCGAATTAATAACATTGGTTCTGGCATAATCTGATCATCTTTCAAAAATTCATTTGGATAATGCTTTCGTAACTTTTTATTATTGGTAAATGTTTTAAGCAACCACTTATTTGCTTCACTTTTGTTTTCTCCTGAAAAATAGATTTTCCCTGTCTGAATACCTGCTAATTGAATCATTATTCCCACTTCCTTTAGCTGAATGGCAAGTCATCATCACTGATATCAATTGACGCTCCACCGAATGGATCTGAAAAATCAGTATTGCTTTGATTATTATTCTGGTTTCTATTTCCTTTTGATTCTAAAAATTGCAGTTCATTTACAACAATTTCCGTCACGAAAACTTTCTGCCCTTGCTGATTATCGTACGACCGTGTTTGAACTCGTCCTACCACACCAATCTGTTGTCCCTTACTAACATGGTTTTCGATTAGTTCGGCTGTCTTACGCCAAGCAACACAATTAATAAAATCTGCTTCACGCTTTCCATTTTGGTCTTTAAAATTACGGTTGACCGCTAGTGTAAAACTAGCGATCGTCGTTCCTTGTTGAGTATTTCTTATGTCTGGGTCTTTAGTTAACCGTCCCACTAATACAACGTTATTAATCATGCTTAATCCTCACGCTTTCTTTTTTCATCCCAAGCAGCCGCATAAGGCGCATAATAATTTCTTGCTTGATCTAACTCCGCCTCTAAATCCTCAACAATCGTTTCGTAGTCCAAAGCAATATCATCAAGGCTTTCTCCTGTTTCAATACGTTCTAACACATCATCAGGATTAATTTCACCAGGGTAATCTAATCTTGCTGTTTTAATAAATTCATCAACGATATCAAGTTCAACTAAGAAATTTCTTTTTTCAATATCGTCTTCACCCATGAGATTGGTTTGTTCTTCTCTAATTACTTCCCATTCTCCGCTTGTATTTTGCTCGTAGCGAAGCGTTGGCGTATTAGTAGTCTTATCATATGGAACCGAGTAAGAAATAGTTTCTGGGCGAAAAGAGGCGGTGATTTTGCCACCCTCCAACATAGATAAATCTTCCATACATCCTTTTAAAAGATGTTTATCAATTTCTAGAATCAATCTAGTCTTTCCGTTTGTTGTTTTTACCTCTTTTAAATTTGGTCTGAATTCTACTCTTGTCATATTGACAACCTCCTAAAATAATTGTTGCTGTGTAGCTGTGAGTTCTCTAATGTAAATTTCAACTCTTGGTTCAGATGAATAATATTTTCTAGCAATCAAATCAACGACTTGTCCGTCATCTTTCCAAACAATTCCTTTCAACGCATCAAGTACACCTTTGGCGTAATTATCTGCATCAGGTTTTGTAATTGGTCTTAAAAGTTTTGCTTCTGCATCAATTCGTTTCGCTTTGTTAAAGCTTTTCAAAGTTTCTTTGAAGATCAAAACTTCGACTTCAAGCTCGCCAGTCAATAAATTATCCAACTTTAGTCGTGAAGCGTATCTCTTCACTCTTTTTTTATAATCTGCACTAGGTTTTGGATCGTATGTTGAAACAAAATTTCCTCTCCGAGCAAATCGAGGTCTGCCTTGAGGAACTGGCTGACCAGGTACAACTATCTTGATTTCGTTCGAATAAATTGTCATCGGTTTTTCCTCCTCAAATGTTCCGATACTCGGATATCTTCTAGCTGTTGTAAAAGCATAGGTTTTACCTTCTCGCCATCTTCTACGTAACGCCAACCTTGTTTCTTTTCATCTATAGCAGTGAATAATGCTCGCCAAAGATATTCTATTTTTTTATCTTCTTGAATTTGAATAACTTCACTTGGCGAATTGTGTTTCACTAAAGTCTTGATGTATTTTTGACGTTTTCCAGCTTCACGCAGGTAATAACGAACTAACTCGCTTTCTTCCAGTTCCTCAGTTTGCATAATTTTCATAAATTCTTTGTAAGTCATCCGTACTGCACCTCTGGGCTGAAATCCATAAATTGACCGATAAATTTGAATGGAATTTCTCCAATTACTCCATCACGACTTTTTGCAATTTTGACCTTGATTGCTTGCCTATTTTCTTCATCAGGTCGATATAAGAACATCACGATATTTGCATCTTGTTCCAATGATCCAGAGTCTTTTAAATCTGCTAAAGTAGGAACTTTTCCTGTTTTTTCTGTCTCTCTACTCAACTGCGCTAAGAGAATAATCGTTATCTTGAGTTCATTTGTTAACAGCTTCAATCGTCTAGTCACTTCGCTGATAATTTGTCTTTGGTCTTTTCTAGAATCAGTTACAGAAACCAAACCTACATAATCAATGATTGCAAGATATTTTCCTTCTTCTGCTCTCTTTTTAATAGCTGTGATTATATCATTCAATTGAGTGTATTCTTGATCGTATATCCTTAAATTCATTTCTGATATTTCTTTATAAGATTTTGCCGCCAGTCGTTTTTTTGAACGATCTAATCCTTTTGGATTTCTAATTTGCATGTTGTTAACTTTGGCTTTGTTCGAGACAAAGCGATACATCATTTGATCTTGTGTCATCTCCAAAGTGAATATATCAGTCGCTATTCCCTCGTTTTTAGTTATCGACTGTAAAGCTAAGTTGATAGCAAAAGCAGTTTTCCCTACTGCTGGTCTTGCACCAACAACAACCAATTCCCCTGGTCCAAATCCCCCACCTAACGAAGTGTCTAAAGGCTTAAATGTTTTGATAAAATTATTTTTTTCTGCTTTTAAATGTTCAATAAACTGTTCGTAGCCTTTAATGGATCCATCCATTTTCTTTTTATTCAAACTTTGTAGTTCTTCTTGATAATCCGTTATCTGTTCCAATAACCTTTCATCTTCTGAAACACTATAGCTATCTGTTAATCGTTTAAGCTCTTGTTTTACAAAGCTTTTATGAATCTGAATTGCGTAAAAATCCGCCATTGAACTCGTTGGTTCACTATCTTTTAACATAATCAACTCATCAATCGTGATATTGTTAAATGGATAGAGCTGTTTAATGGTTGTTAAAATATCACTTAAAAGCTCTTGTTCACCGTTTTTGCTTTGAATGGCAATGACTATTTCTTTAAAAGAGTCATTGATAAACCAATCAGGGTTGATTGAAATATCATTTATTTGTTTTGGATCATTCAACAAACTAGCTGTGAATTGCATTTCAAAATTATCAATCATGTATCATCACCAAACAATTTATCTAGCTCATGTAAATCAATATCGTTAACTTGTTCTTTTTGATTTGCTTTTCTCTTTTCTACAATCGCCTCTCCTTTATAATTTTCAAAGTTTTTAGCTGAGAACAATGTTGATGGGCGAAGATATTTTCTCATGTCATCATTGTCTTTCCATTGATTATTTTTGATATCAATTACAGAAATAAACTCTTCCAACATATTTCCTTCATTCCATCTAGCTTTGATGTGCTTTTGAGTATCTGAACTCTTAGAACTAAACCGTGATCCGGTTACTTGATTTAAATGATCAATAATTTTTTTAAATGGTATTTTTTCTGAACTCGACATATTATCTTTTTTGTTACTATTAAGATTGTTATTATTAAGACTGTTAATATTAGTAGGTACATTTTGTACCGGTAAGCTTTGTACCGGTATACTTTGTACCGGTACATTTTGTACTGCTACGGTTTTAGGCAAAGTATAGATATTATTGCTAAAACCACTTTTAATGCGATTGCGTGTAACTATGACATACCCATTTTCTTTCAATTGTTTTATATGTCGCTGATACCTTTTTTCGCTTATTCCCAAATCATGACAAATCAATTCAACGGAAGGAAACGCAGTATCACCTGCTCCACAATAAGAACAGATATATGCATATATTGCTTTAGCTTCAGCACTTATTTTCAAATCTTTCATCACTAGTTTTGGAATAATACCGTAACCCTTTGACAATAAATCCTCTTGCTTGAGTATGTTTTTATCCATTTTTAGCACCAACTTTCCATACTATTCATGAGCCATACTGTCCATTTCATCTACTTGTTTGCGAGTCATTAAGCCAAGTTCTATAACTGTCTCAGTATCAAGATAAATAGGTGCTACATGATATTTGTTCATGAATTCTTTGATTCCTATTTGATGTTGCTCCATATGGTATTTATGGGATAAAGACATTAATAACAGTTTTCTATGATCCACTTTTTTTCTCTTACGGTTACCAACAGCATTGTAATGAGCAATCTCAGCGTGTGGTTGCCCGCTTATGCAACAGATACGATATTTCAGACATAAATAGAAATAATGTTGCTGATTTTTTGGAATCAAGTTGATTTGTATTCCTTTTGGTAGTGGAACCTCATGCTTAAAGACAAAGTCCAAAATCAAATCAATAAACAATGTTGCTTCTTCCTCTGAACAATTCGATAAACTGAAATTGTCGTATCCGTAATAAAATTCAAAGTGATCTCTAAACCATTGGCGCATATATCCTAGCTCTATTCCCATCCAGTCGTCACAATCATTACATAAAGCAAAGATAAATTTTCTTTGTGCCGCTGTAATTTTCCGTGCATCTTTTACATCTACTTCCACAGTAGGAACTACCCCATCTGAAAAAGTACTAATTCGTTTGATATTTGCTTTATCATCTAACTCTAGAGTTATCTTGTTCCCAGAAACACTTATCAATTTTCCAAAAACCTTCACTCTCAATCACCAACGTCTTCCATTTTTATACCCAAGCCCAAAATATATTGTCTTGCTTTGATCAATAAATGTTCTGGTCCAGACAGTTTAACTAAAATAGTATTTTCTTTTGCTGGAATATCAGGAAATGGATCATCAGGGTCGAAAGGAAATTCATCTTCAAAAAGATTTTCTGATACTACCTCTCCAGTTTCTGGGTTGAAAGAAGTTCCGCTTTCTGATACTTTCAATTCTTCTTTTTCAAGTTTTGACATAGCTTCTTCATACTCTTGTTTAGCATTCTTTTCTCTAATTGCTTCATCCATCATCTGAATCAATTGAGTAGGAATCGCCCCATTTTTGACTTGTACTGTCCATGATTCAGGTTCCAAACCAACAGCTTGTGCGTAATTAGAAACAATTACAATATCGTTTTCTAGTTGTCTTTTTCTTTCTGCAATTTGATTTAAACTAAAAGAAATAGCTTCAAGAGTTTTTTTCGTAGGCTTGTTACTTTTTGTAAACGATCCGGAAGGCTCCCACCATGAGTTAAGGATTTCGATTTCTTCAAAATCTACTTTGTGTGTTTTACACATTTCTTTAACCAGTTGTTCAATAACTTGCCTTCTTTTTTGTTGTTCAATTTCTTCTAATTCTTTAATCCCTTGATCAATAGGGACTAATACTTTTTCGATTTCCTTTTGCTGTTCCTTAACCCATGTTTCAAATTGTGATAGTGGTAAATTGAAACTTTTCTTAATTTCCTTTCTCTTCTCATCAAGTCCTTTTTTTACCTTGTTGATTTCAACACGAACATTTTTTGCATCAGCGACATTATTGGGATCAATGATCAAATTTTCATATTTATTTGCATAAGCCTTAATCGCTTTTTCAAACTCTTCTTTATTTGCAACAGTAATCTCAGATTGTTTAAAATCAACCGAGAAATTTAATTCATTTTTTAAAGCAACTTCGTTTTTCATTATTGCCCTCCCATTTTTTTGTTAAGATAATTCATCAATATGCCGAAACCGTCTGGCGTTAATTTAGCCAAATCAGGCTCTAACTTCAGATAAGGGAATAATTTGTTTACTGCTTGTTCTAGCTTCATATTTTGCTGTTTAGCAAACTCAGTCATTTTTGAAACAGCAGTTTGTTTTTGGCTATCCGTTAAAATACTTTTAGGAGGCTGAGACTGTTTGTTACTTGCTAATTCTTTTGTTTGTTTAGCATATTCATCTGTGTCAGCATCTTTTGTATCATCAATTAAGAACAAACCATTCATCGCATATTTCCGAGCATAAGATGAAGCCGTTCCAGTAATTTGAGAATCATCCATTCCTTTCTTATCCTTCGATTCCCTCGCATAGCCATGCACTTCGACATAATTACCATCACTATCTGAAATAGTTGCGGTTGCCTTTACATAGTATCTATCACCGATGAGTACTAATTCATCACTAACTGTTAGCTGCAATTGCTCTCTTGCTAGCAATGGTTTTAGCGCTTCGTTTATATCTTCTAGTGATCGATATTTGTAATTACCAAATTTATTGAATTGCCCTTTTGGTGCTTTAAGCTCTGTCTGAATAGTTACTACTTTTTCAGTAAAAGTTTTCTCGCTCATTGCCTACCTCCTAAAATTCCCAAAATAATTTGATGGTGCCATCTTCTTGCTTGGTGTTTGAAATGCCTTCGCTTTCCAGTGATACTAGAAATGATGGTGTCAGACCTTTTGAATGAATAGTGCAACTCGTTTGCCCATAGCTTGCTGCGGTTAGAATTTTTTCTTGGATGTCTTGTTGCGCTTTATTCATCATTACTTCGAATATTTCATCGCCTAATCCTTTTACTGAAATCATTTATTTCCTCCTGTGGTATAATGGTTTAAAAGATTTTTCTTTTGGACACGATTATGCTTGCCGGCGGTCGTATCTTTTTTTGTTTCTATACTCGGCTTCATCAAGACCTATGAAGATCCATACCATGTAAACAATCGTACCGATTAATGCTTGTTTGCTTCCCCAAAGACCTAAAGCGTAGATAATTAGCGGTGCGCTAAACACTAATGCTCGATTAAACTTTCCCATGTTGTCCTCCTTTTAAATTTTGTATTTAGCCATCAGTTCATCGATGTCTTTTTTGTCATACCTTAAAAAGCCATCTATACGAATTTCTTTTAAACCGTGAGCTACTAACTTCTCAAAGCCTTGATCATTTACACCTCCCACATATTTTCTAGCTTCGATTTTTTTCAAATATCGTGTTTCTGATAAATTCTTTTTTGAAAGCTGACTAAGTGCGTCCTTCACAACTTCAACAATTGCTATTCTTAAACGAGTCAGAAACTCTTCGCTCAAAATATTCATAGCTTGCCTCCTATCGAATTTTATGATCTCGGATGACTTCCAAAATAAAGGCGTTAACAGCTGGGCCTTTATCTTTTCCATTTAAAACTCGTTGAATCCAAGTTCTTGATCTACCATACGCGGTGGCCAAATCGTATTCTGAAATATTATTTGCTTTCATAAATTCTTTGATGGCTTCCCGTCCATTATCGATATTGCTCACTCTAAACACTCCTTTCTTTTTATTTTAGAAAGAAAATCGGATAGAAAGGTATATTTTTAGTTGACTAAAAACTATACTATAGTGTAGTATATAGTCATAGTTAAATAAGCCTAAAACAAGCCTTTTTATCGCACTCGGTCGCCAAACTTAATGCTATAAGGTGTGATTTTAGTTTGCTTTTTTTCTATCCAATTAACTTACAAAACCAATATACACTATAGTGTTGTTTTAGTCAACAAAAAATACACTTTTTTATTGGTTTATGTAAAGAAAAAAAGGAGAATGCTGGTATGACAGTATTTGAACGGATAAAATTTCTTGCAAAAAAACATTCAAAAACAATGAAACAAGTAACAATTGATTTAGGTTATAGCGAAAACTATTTCTACAGTTTAAAAAGCGGAAAACAACCATCCGCTGAAAAGCTTACTGAAATTGCTAATTATTTCAATGTATCTGTTGATTATCTGCTAGGTATAACCAATAACTCGAAAGATGGTGATTCTCAATTACCACCAACAGATTTAGACGATGCTTTAGACGGAGCAATGACTTGGAACGGAAAACCACTTACCGATCAAGATAAAGAAGCGGTAAGGATATTTTTACAAGGTAGAAAAAGCGAGTGAGGTTGTAGTGTATGGATAACATCGAAGATTTGTTAAATGAAAACGGAATTGATGTAGAAATTACCAATATTGAATCAGAAGGATTTTACCTTCCTAAATTAAGGACAATTTTCATTAATCAAAATTTAGGTGAATTAGAACAAAAAAAGGTATTACTACATGAATCACGTCATGCACTAAGTCACAATGAATTGATATCTCTTTACAGCAAAACTGTGTTCCATTCAAAAATGGAAGATGAAGCAAACAGGTTCATGATCGAAGTTCTGATGCAAGATTATATGAATTTATTTGCTTTATCTGTAGACCAAATCAACTATATGAAATTCATGGATTATTATGGAATTGGTTATGATTGTGAAGAATATATAAAAAAATTACTTTTGAACTATGTAACTTCTTCTATGTACCTTAATGTAATTTAATGAAGACTTCTTATGAAAATAGGAATGAGAAAACCAAGTATAAAAATCTCTCAGTGCTAGAACTACTGGAAAGGTAAAAAGGGCTCTGGATGGATTAAAGATCCAAAAAAGGCTGCATACAAAAAAGTTTATAAAAAAACTACATTTAGCTTTTGGGACTTAAATAAAAAAAGCACACTTGCTGCCCGACCAAGAACGCAAATGTGCAAAGAGCTACGGTAAAGTAGGTCTATTTATTGTACCCTATTTTACCATCTCGAAATCCGCTGTACAACCGAACAAACGTACGAAAGGAAAGATAAAGATGGCTAAACGAGAAATTGATAAACGCATTAAAAGCTATTTGACAAAAAAGAATGAAACAAAATACATGTTCTACATTTACGCTGGTGTAGATCCAATGACTGGCAAAAAAAGAAAAGTGAAAAAAATGGGCTTCAAAACTGCTCTTGAAGCAGACCGAGCTTTAAGAAGAATTGAAATTCAAGTAAAAAATGAAGGTGCTGACTCAGTAAAAGTAAAACAAAGTAAAAAATTCTTAGAAATATATAATTTATGGTTCGAAAATTATAAAAAAACAGTAAAAGAAAGTACTTGGGCATCTACCGAAGAAATTTTCAGACTCCATATTCTGCCTGTCTTTGGAGAAAACTTTATAAATAAAATAGACGTATTTTTTTGCCAGAAAGCTGTGAATGAATGGTCAGAACAATATCCAAAAACATTCAAAAAATATAAAAACTATACTTCCAATGTTTTTGACTATGCTGTTTCAATTCAGGAAACAGAAAGCAATCCTATGAAAATTATCACAATACCAAAGGGTGAAATCCTAAGTATAGAAAAAAAGGATATTGAATTTTACACTAAAAATGAGTTACTAGAATTCTTGAATACTGCTAAGCAAGAAAAAGATACTATTTATATTTTTTTCTATTTGTTAGCTTATACTGGCTTACGCAAAGGCGAGGCGTTTGCTCTGACATGGTCGGATATTAATTTTAATACAAATAAACTAACCGTTAATAAAACTATCACAAGGGGCAAAAATGGGCGTTTAATTGTAAATGAGCCAAAAACGAAAAATGGAGTTAGAACTATATATTTAGATCATGAGTTATCAAATGCTCTAAAAAAATATAAAAAAAGCAGTAATAAACTTACTCATATTTTCGACCGTGCAAATTTAGTTTTTTCCAATAATGGAGAATTGTATAACCCAACAATTACACGGTTTTGGTTAAAACAAATTTATAAGAAAAACGAAAATCTGAAACGAATTTCCGCTCATGGATTTCGACATACACACGCAAGTTTACTTTTTGAATCTGGTGCTTCTCTAAAAGATGCTCAAGCAATATTAGGACATGCAGACATACAAACAACAGCGAATATCTACACGCATGTTACAGAAAACAAAAATAAGGCCACTATTTCTAACTTTTCAAATTATATGAAAGGATGATTGGGATAAAATCAAAAAGGGGTACTAAAAGGGGTACTCTTTTTTTAAAAGAGAGCTATCTAGCAAGCGCCAGATAGCTCAGAAACGTTGATATAAAGGAAGGTACGGGATTTGAACCCGTGCGCCGGTATTAGCCGGTTCGCCGGATTTCGAG